GTGTTCCTGGCGTCCGAGAAGAAGGCCGCCGACGAGCGCAAGACGCAATTGCAGAAGCAGGCCGCCGAGAGGGCGCTCTCGATGTCGCGCGCCGATGCCGGGCTGGTGCCGAAAGAGCAGGCCGAGGCGATGGCGTTGCGCGAGCGCATGAACCGCAAGGTCAAGTGGCAGGTCAGCCTGCCGTTCGTCGGCGATAGCGGCGGCACCGCCGACGAGGGGTTGAAGATCGACGGCCGGGTCTTCTACCACGGGCAGGAGGTCACGACGACCTATGCCGAGTGGCTGTCCTGCCGCGAGATGCTGTACCGCCTGCGGCAGCATGAGATGGATTTCGAGGGTCGGGGCCGGCTGCATCACCTGCGCCGCGACATCTCCGAGCATGGCATCAACAGCATGATGAGATCGGCGTGAGCGACGACAAGACTTTCTCGGTGCCGGCGACCGCGATCCCCGGCATGCGCGTGACCTATCAGGTGCAGATCGGCGATGGGCAGGCCATCGCCTACGAGGTCGGGGTCGATGCGACGACCAGCCGCGAGGATCTCGACGAACTGTTCGACCGGGTGGGCGGTGCGGCGGCGCGGCGCAAGGCAATCTTTGACTTACCGCTGACGCAACTCAGCCTGAACGGCGCCAAGCAGATGCTGGTGCAGCAGCGCAAGGAGCGCGCCAAGGCCATCGCGACCCAGGAACTGCATGTCCTCAAGATGAGCGAGAACCGGCGCAATCAGGCACAGGCGACGCAGGTCGATGTCATGGCGGTGGCGCAGTTCGACCAGCGCATCATGCAGCTTGAGCGCCAGATCGTGCAGGACGAGCGCATGGTCGAGTATCTTCAGGCGATCATCGCGGGCAAGGAGCCGCCGGAACTGTTCCCCGTCGCGGCCAACGACCTTGCGATGGCGGCAGAATGAGTCGTGCTGACAGCGGGTCAGATCATCGGCGAGGCCGGGCAGCGGGCTAAGGTTCCGGGCTACGTCACGCAGGGGCTGCAAAACCTCAACTCGGTCCTCTCGGGGCTGTGCCAGCATCACGACCTCGCCCTCGCGCGCGGCGAATACAACTTCAATTTCAACCCGTCCCTGACGACGCTATTCGGCAGCGGTCCTTACCCATTGCCGCTCGATTACCTGCGCACCTCGGGCACGACGGGCGCCGAGGGCTGGCAGGGCAGCGCGTGGTATCTCTACCCGACCCCGGCCCTTCCTGCGGGCCAGCCGATGCGCATGACGCCGATCGACCTCGCGGCGTTCGACCTCTACCCGAAATTCCCGAGCCAGAGCCTGCCGGAATTGTGGGCGACCGATATGGGCGGCCCGCTGTCGCAGCGCATCGTCTCGTCGCAGACCGCGATCCTCGGCGGCACGACCCTGATCGGCCTCTCGGATGTCTCGCGCCTGTCGAGCGGCCTTGCGATTGCCGGCGATGCGATATTGCCGGGCACGACGATCTCGGGTGTCGCGGGCTTCTCGCTGGTCACGACCGGCAACTCGCATACCAGTACATTGATCGACAACATCCCCTCGACGGCGGGCGTCGTGGTCGGCCAGCCGGTGCGCGGGGCGCAGATTCCGCCATACACCTACGTCGCCGCAATCCCCGGCGGCGGCACGTCAATCACCTTGTCTCAGGCCGCATTTGGGACGCAGGTCGGGACCGATCTGGTTTTCGAGGGCGGCGCGGCGACGCTATCGCAGGCTCCGACCATCGCCATTGCGCAAGCCTCGGTCTTCCTCGGCATCGCCCCGGTCGGCTACGCCTACCCGCCGCCGCTCGGCACCTATCCGGTGACGATCCGCTACCAGCGCCAGATGCCGCCGATTGTGGATCTGAACACGGTGCCGTGGTTTCCCGAGTCGGGCTATCTGATTACCGCGACCGCCGCGCGCCTGACCGAAATCAGCGACGACGCCCGCACGGACATGATGGAAGCCCGTGCCGCCCGCCGGTTGCAGAAGTATCTGGAACTGAGCGACGACAAGACCAACCGCGCGCAAACTATACAACTAGACGCAAGAACATATGGCGGCGGCACCCCGTACTCGCGGGCTAGAAATACCAAGGTCGCCGGGTGGATGGTATTGTTGACAATGGCGTTGGGTGGTATGGTGGCGCTCCCGTTATGCTAGGAGCGACCGCAATGCCAAGCAGCAAAGACCCCATAATTAACAGGCAGAAAGCTAACGAGTATCGGCTTGCTCATCCTGAGTGGCACCGCAAGGCGAACCGCGAATGGTCCGCCAAGAAGCGAGCTAGCGACCCCGCCTTTGTCGAGCGGGAGCGTTTGGGGGCGCAGCGTCGCCGGGAGAGGTATACCGAGGAGGAGAAGGCCGCGAGGGCGGTATATCAGAAGGCGTGGGTCGCCGCTCATCCAGAATACAACCAACAGAAGCTGGCGGCGTCTTATCAGGCGAACCCCGCCCGACATATGTTCTGGCGGGCGAAGTCGCGGGCGAATGAGTTGGGCGTGGCGTTTTCGATCGAGATAGATGAGGTTGCCATACCGGAGGTATGCCCCGTTCTTGGGACGCCGCTTCGTCCGACCGGCCGCGCCGAGGCAAGGGGTGCCTCCCCCTCTATTGACCGGCTACTGCCGTCTCTTGGGTACGTCTCGGGAAATGTGCGGGTTATCTCTCAGGCCGCCAACTGTATCAAAGGGAATCGGACCATTGATGAGATGAGGGCGAAGGCGGCTTTCCTGAGAAAGCAACTCGCTGGGGTTGAGGCGGTCGTGGCCTACCTCGAAAGAGAACTCGGCTAAGAGCATGGCCTCGTCGCTGCGCAACAGCCAGCCCATGAACTTCACGGGCAGGACGCTGAGCGACGCGCTCGACGGCACCAATGCCCAGCGCGGCGCCCTGGCGCGGCTCACCAACCTGATACCGGACCCCCGCACCCTCGGCCTCTGGGTCTGCCGCCCGGCCTGGGTCGAGTTGACGCCCTTCACCGGGTTCAACGCGCCCGGCTTCATCTCCGCGCTGCGGGTGGTCGGCGACATCGCCTACGGGATGATCGCCAGCGCGCGCTTCCCGACGCATGATGAGCCGTTCGCCTACAGCCTGACCGGCGGCGCCTTTCTGACGATCACCGGTCAGACGACCGCCAACACGCCGATCAGCCCGGCGACGACCGGAGACTGGACGCCGCCGATCATGAAGAAGGTCGGATCGCGCATCATCGTGACGCATCCCGGCTTTACCAGCGGTGCCGTCAAATTCGGCTGGTTCGACGTGTCGGGCTTTACGTCGGTTACGACCGGCAACACAGACGAGCAGCGCACCTTCATCGCCGATACCGATACGGGTCACCAGCCCTACATCGTCGGCCTCGCGCCGGGAACCTTGCCGGGCGCCGCCGACACCGGGTTCACCGTCACCGGCACCGGGATTGCGGCCAATACCACCATCGTCGATGTCGAGGACGTGAGTGTCGTCTTCGCCGCCGATACCAGCACCTCGGTCAATCTCGCCAATATCGCAATCAACGGCGCTCCGGACACGACCGGGCTCTATGTCGGGCAGGTGGTGCAGGGCGCCGACATCGCGCCGAACTCGACGATTGCCACGATCAATCGCGGCGCCTTTTCCGCGACGCTCTCATTGCCGACCACCGGCACCAACGCCGGGGAGGTGCTGGCGGCGCTAGGCCGCCAGATCAAGCTGTCGCAGAACACGACGGCGACCAACGACGGCGTGACCTTCACCTTCTTCAATCCGGCCGTCATCACCGGCAACCCGTCGATCGTCGGGGTGCAGCCGGGGATGAGTGTCGTCGGCGCGGGCGTCGCGCCCAACACCTCGGTCGTCTCGGCCATCACAACCGAGGCGCAGGTCACGGTCCTCCTGACCACCGGCACCAATATCGCGCTGGTTTATGTCGATCCTGGCGGCCTCTCGGTCGGCATGGAGGTGTCGGGCAACGGCATCCTGCCGGGGACGATGCTGCTGGCGAAGGGGGCCGGCGCGCCGCCAACCGCGATCACCCTGTCGAACCCGCCATTCCTGTCGGGATACTCGCTGCTCACATTCACCGGCGCGCAGATCACCGTGACGCCAGACCTGACTTCCACGGTTCTCGGCGCGGCCATCACTATCGCTGGCGGCACCGACGTTGCGCCGCTGTGGGGCGCCGGGGACACCTCGCCGAACCCATTGCCGTCCCAACCGGTCGGGGTCGGGCAGATGAACGGGCGGGCGTGGTACGCGCTCGGCGACGACGGCATCGTCTTTTCCGACGCGCTGTTGCCGTGCATCGTCAGCAATACGACCGCGGTCCAGGCGCTATTGCCGGGCAACGGCAGGGCGTGCACCGCCATCGGGGAATTGCAGTTGACCTCGCTGGTCGGCGGCATCGTGCAGGCGCTGATCGTGTTCCAGGGCGACGGCGGGATGCAGCAGATAACCGGCGACCCGACGACCAATAATCTGAGCATGAACTCGATGCCGGTGGCGACCGGCACGCACGCGCCGCTTACGATCTGCTCGGCAACTAAGGGGCTCTATTTCGTCAGCCCCGAGGGCCTGCGCGTCATCAATTTCCAGGCGCAGGTGTCCGACCCTATCGGGCAGGACGGCTCAGGGGTGGTGGGGCCGTTCCTGATGGTATCGAACCCGCCGACACCGGGCGGGCCGCCGGCTTCCCGCATGTGCGCCGCCGCCAATGGGCGCAATATCCGCATTACGGTGCCGACCGACACGGACGTTTTCGCCGAATACTGGTTCGATATGACGCGCGGCATCTGGACCGGGCCGCACACTTCGACCGCGAGCCAGATCCAGAATTGGAGCAACAGCTTCGTCATGGCCCCAACGGCGCAGACCGCGCTGCTGGTTCGCTCTGACGACACGCAGCGGGTCGGGTCGGCCTACGCCGAGCTTGGGCTTCCGCTCGATTGGGAATTTCAGACCTGCCTCCTGCCCGACACTGGGGCGATGGCGGAGAACTGCATCATCGAGAGTGCATTCGGCATCGCGTTGCCGGTGGGCGCGAGCGTGCAGGTCGATTTTCTGAACGAGGTCGGGCAGAACCTCGACGGGGTGACGCTGGCCGGCTGGAACGTGCCGCAGGCGCTGTGGGGGACAGGCCTCTTCGATTATACGGTGGCGGGACCGGCCTCGGGGGCGTACATGCAGCGCATGCTGCCGTGGAGCCAGCCGCTCGTCTTCAAGCAGGGCGTCTTCAATATCCGGGGCAACTCAAGCGGCGATCTGGTGATCGGCAACCTGTATTTCCGCTATCAGGTTCTGGGGTACATGATGCAGGGGTTGGCTAATGCGCCGTAGCGTTCTCGCCCTCGCCGCGCTATTTGCCGTCCTGCTGCCGGCGGCGGCTGGCGCGACCTGCCCGGTCATCCCGTTCGTGTTCAGCCAGGGCTCGGTCTGGAATGCGGATCAGGTCAACGCGAACTTCACCTCGGTCCGCAACTGCGTCGTCTCGGGCGCGGGCTCGGGCAATGTCATCGGCCCCAATAGCTCGGTCGTAAACCGTCTGGCGTTCTTCGACAACACCACCGGGACATTGCTCAGCGACGGCATGGGCAGCGTGACAGGCTACTACTACCCGACAGCCAGCAGCCCGGCCCACATCTGGGGTGCCTCGTTCGCGCCAAGCCAAGACCCGGCGGCGGCGCTTGCGGTCGAAAAGTTCTACGATACCTCGCTTGGAGGGACGCCGATCACATGGGCGCGCCCGGCCCTCTACTCGGTCTGCCATCTGATGGTGGTCGGGGCGGACACCACCAACAACAACTGCCGTGGTGGGTCGGCGGAGGGCATTGATACCGTTGGCGGCTTCGGCACCTTTGTCGAGGGCTTCAGGGGGGTGGGAGTTTCGACCTCGACCTCGGGCATTGGCGGCGGCGCCTATGGCGTGATCGGCTGGGGGCAGAGCTACAACGCTCAATTCACGATCGGCTTCGAGGCGGAGACGATCCGAACGAATGGACCCGATGCGCCGGGGCCGAGGGGGTTCAATCCGTCCGCGCAGATGATGGTCGGGTATCTCTTTTCAAACGGCGTGGCGGGTACGGGCAATCGCGCCGATGTCGGCTTCCTCATCAACCCGTTCAATTCAATAAAGACCAGCACCGGCTTTGCCTGTGGGCTCGCGACCATCGAACCGACCGCGGGGATTTGTTTCGGGGATTATGGCGGATCTGCGATCGGCCTCGACCTGTCGCTCGGGGGGCCGTCGCCGCACGCCCTGGCGGCGGTGCTTCTGAGCAACATGGACCCGATTCAAGGGTTCTATGTGGACAATACGACCCTATCCAACATGATGTTCATGGGGGCCGACAATGTTGTCCACCTCGGCGGCGTGGCGCCGAGCGCCCCGGTCAATGTAGACGGGAACCTCGGGGTTTCGGGGAACGCGGTCATCAACGGCAATGCCACTATTAGCGGTGGGGGAGCGTTTGCCGGCGGTAATTTCATTGTTGTCAGCGAGGCGGGGCCGGCGTTGGTGGCGGGTACATGGACAATATGGATGGACACCGGCACCGGGGAGCTAAAAGCATCGCTTGGCTCGGCGCCCTTTACGGTAAAGGTATTGGCCCCATGATACGCATTGCTATCGCGGCAACGCTGCTGTTCTCGGTTTCGGCTTTCGCGCAGGCGCAGCAGCAGCCGGACCCGCGCCTCGCCGGCCTGATGATGCAGGCGCAGTCCTCGCAAATTGCGCTGCTGCAAGGGATGGTCCGGGTGAACGAGGAGGATCTGGCGGCGGAGAGAGTGACGCTTGCTCCGGCACTCAACGCCTACCGCTGGTTCGCGACGCCGCTATGGAGGCTGCAATGACAAAGGGCCGACCCGAAGGCCGACCCTCTTGTTTTCCCAACGCCCGCGCGGCCATCCCCCGATCACCGCGCGGGCCTAGTGTATCCGATGGTTATTCCGGGCGCAATCCGCTATATCAGCGGCACTCGGCAGGAGGCTTAACATGAAGCGCGTTATCTCGATCTCTCTCGCGGTCGGGCTTGCGCTCGGCAGCGTCGCGGCCGGCGCCTCCTCGATCCCGTTCATCCGGGGGCCGCTCGACCCCGGCAACATGATAAACACGCTCAACGACCTGATCCGGTCGATCAATGCGAACGTGACCGGCATCGGCGATCCGGCCGGCATGCAGACCGGAAACTTCATCGCCAACGGCGCGATGGCCGTCATCCAGCGCGGGACGGCCGATACGACCGGCGGCGTCGCCATCGGCGGCTGCGCGGCGGTCAACTACGTCGCCGACCGCTGGTGCGCCGACAGCAACCTCGCGGCATCGAACAGCCACGGGCAGGTCATCACAGCGGCCCCCGCACCCCCGATCGGCTTCCAGCGCTCGATGAAAATCTGGCGCTCGGCCGGCGTCACGACCCAGGCACACTGTGCGATGCAGGCGATCTCGTCCGGCCGTGCCGCCGTCATGCGCGGCAAGCAGGTGATGTTCTCGGCCTACGTTCAGCCGCTCGCCGGCCTGACCTCGGTCAGCGGCGCGGTCACTGCGGTCCTGGCGACCGGCACCGGCACCGACGAGGGCATGGCGACCCTGACCGCCGCCCCCGCCGTCACCCCGGCCTTTACCGGCCTCGTCACCAACACGCTGGCGGCGCAGACGGGTAGCCCCTCGTGGAACCTCGGCACTACGGCGGCGTGGACCCGCATCTACTCGGCCCCGGTGCTGATGCCGAACGACATGAACGAGGCGTCGATCTCGCTCTGCTTTACGCCGGTAGCGGCTGGCGCGGGCGCGACCGATGGCTTTGCCTTCACTGGAGTGCAGATCGAGGCGATCGGGGTGAACCAAGTCGCGCCGAGCAATTACCAGTTCCTGATCGGCTCGCTCGAACTGGAGGAGGCGCAGCGCTACTATTATCAAATCGCTGAGCCGGCGGCCTCGATCTCGGTCGGTTCCTCGGGCCAGGGCGCCAGCACGACGACCTGTATCCTCTCGATACCGCACCCGGTCGAGATGCGGGCCGCCCCGACCTTCGCGGCGATCGGCACGGCGCTGGCAAATACGACATGGACCGTGACCCACGTCGTGACCAACACGGTGTTATCGACTCCATTCCTGGCGGCGACCACGGGCGGCAGTACCACGCGCGTGGCGAACCTGACGGCGACCACAGGCGCGACGCTGACGGCGGGGCAGACATGCACGCTGACGGGCGCGGCGGGCGGCTCGATCCTGAGCTTCTCGGCCGATCTGTAGCCGTGAACACCTCGGGGGGCCTCTCCGGGGCGATCGGGAGAAAGGCCGTGAAGGGCAAGAGCAAAGTCCGAAAAGTCCTCCATGAGTTCAAGGAGGGCACCCTTCACAGCGGCTCCAAGACCGGCCCGAAGGTCAAAAACCGCAAGCAGGCCATCGCGATTGCGTTGAGCGAGGCGGGGCGGAGGAAGAAGAAATGAGGGACGGGACCAAGGATGCGTGGCTGATCGCCGCCCTCGTTCTCGGGCTGCTGGCGACCTGCGCCGTCGCCAACGCGCAAGACCTGACCCCCAACCTCGTCGGCGGGCAGTATCACACGACGCCGCCGACCGCGACGAACGGCCAGCTTATCGGCATTCAGGTCGATAACCGTGGCGTTGTGCAGACCAGCGCCACCGTTGCGGCTGGGACGGCCATCATCGGCAAGGTCGGCATCGACCAAACGACGCCGGGGACGACGGACAGCGTTACAGTCAAGAGCGCAGCCTTTACATCGCCCGCGACCGTTACCCGCCCGGCCAACCAAACGCCCTATACTGGCGGCGATGTGGTGGGCGGCGCTATCACGTTTGCGTCGGCCGGGCCAACCGCTGGCGGCAATCTGATAATCACCAGCGCCGAGCTTGAGCTTGACGTTACCGCCATCCCAGCCGGGATGACGAGTTTCAACCTCTACCTTTACAACGTCACCCCGCCAAGCGCGACCGCCGACAATTCGCCATTCGATCTCGCCGTTGGGGATCGGGCGTCGTTCATCGGTAAGATCGCGATGGGCTCGCCGGTTGACGAGGGCTCGACCTTGTATAGCCGCGTCGATCAGGTGCAGGCGCACATACTAGCCGCGAGCGGCTCGGTGTTTGGCTACCTCGTGACGGTGGGCGGGTATACCCCGGCAGCTAATTCCGAGGTTTACAAGGTCACGCTGCATGCCATCGCTCCCTAGGCTGCTGTGCCTCGCGGTCGCGGCGCTACTGCTTGCCGGCGATGCCTACGCTTACTCATCGACGATGAGCGTCATTGGCGCATCGCGCGTGCTGCGTGGGGGCGAGGTTAAGGCGACCATAGACCAGGATTTCCAGAGGGCTCAATACTGGCAAGGCAGATACAGAAACGACGGAGAGGCCATTACTGTAACGCGAGCATCGGCCGCGACCAATCTTGTACCGACATCGCCATCCGGCTTTGCCTTTACGACGTATGCCAACAACAACACCGCTCGGATAACCCCTGGCTTGGGCCTTCTGCTTGAGGAGGCGCGAACCAATCAACTGCTTAACTCCACGGCTCCGGTCACGCAGACGACGGGCGCTCTAGCCGCGACGGCGCAAATTCTTTGGGTAAATGGTTCTGGGTCGGCTGCGCTGTCGAACGGCACCGCGACGGGATGTACGGGGACCGCATCGCAAGGATCTCCAGTCACCTTCACTCCGACCGCCGGAACTTGCACGGTCACGAAGACGGGTTCGCTTAATGCCTTTCAGCTTGAGGCTGGAACATACGGCACATCGCTGATTGTGACGGCGGGTGCAACCGCGACCCGCGCCGCGGAGACTATAACCGTAACTTCCTTCCCCGTTCTCGGTGCAACTTACTCAATGTTTGCCAGGGGCGCACCATTCGCGCCCATCAATAATGCTGCGATCAACGAGTATGTGCTGTCTATCGACGACGCAACGAACAACAACCGGGCCTCGATGTATCGCGACGGGACAACGGCTGGGCCGGGGTTCATCGTTACTTCTGGCGGCGTTTCTGCAACTCAGCCAGCGCCAACGGGGACTTGGGCGCAAAACGCGAGCGGCAAGGTCGCCTTCGCGGTGGCGGCAAACGATTTGGCCGCAACATTTAATGCCTCTGCCATTTCCGCGGTCGGAACGGCAACGATGCCCGTGACGCCCACTACCGTCCGTCTTGGACAGCAGCCAAACGGCATTCGCTGGTGGGGTGGCTACATCGAGCGTATCGCGCTGTGGCCCACGACGCGGGTTCCAAATGGCGATCTCCAGAGGATCGCCGCGCCATGACCCAGAAAATCAACGCGGCAGGTCTGGGCAAGCGGGACGAGGGGGTGGAACAGTGAAGACAGGATTCGACTGTTTCGGCCCGGTGTCCGCTGCGACGCTGGGTCGGGCCGTGACGCACGGCTACTCGTTCGTCGCCCGGTATTATGGCTCGCCGGGAAGCAGCAAGCTCCTGCTGCCGGATGAAGCCCGGCGGATTACCGATGCGGGCTTGCGCATATTCTCGGTGTTCGAGCGCACGTCGGGGCGACCGTTGGAAGGCGGCCCCGCGGGGCAGGCCGATGCAACGCTCGCGAAAACTCAGGCTCACGCGGCAGGCCAGACCCAAGGGTCGGTGATCTGTTTCGCCGTTGACCAAGACATCGACGTGAGCAAGCCGGCCATCCAGAGCGCGCTCTACGGCTACTTTGACGCAGTGAAAACCTCCTTGGCCGGCAAATATTTTGTCGCCGGATACGGCGGCGGCGATGTCCTCGACTACCTGCTGACCCACGACTTGATAACGGTCGCGTGGCTTGCCGGCGCGATGGGGTGGCGCGGGTCGCGGGCGTTTGACGCAGCGAAGCGCTGGCACCTGAAGCAGGGTGCGACGGTGAATGGCGGCGATCTCGGGATTGAGTATGACCCGAACGTCGCAGTGGACCTGGACACCATCGGCGCGTGGTGGTTGCTGGATGCTGGGCCAGTTAAGCCTCCCGCGCCGCCGCCCGTCGATGTCGAGAACGCGATCAGGTCGTTGCAGGCCGTCCTGCTGGCGGCCGGGCTCTACCACGGCACCGTTGACGGCGATCCCGGCCCGCTGACCATCGCCGCATTGCGGGCGTGGCGGGCGTCGTGACTGCGACCGAGGAGCCTGGGCGGTGGCTAGTGATGGCGCTCCGTCGCGGTGGCCCATCCGATGGGAGGTTCTCACGACGCTGGGTGTTGTCGTTGCGCAGGTGATTGGCGTCTCGGTCTGGCTTGGAACCGAGCATGCCGAGCAGACCGCCCTTGAGGCCCGGGTTACCCGCAACGAGCGAGACATGTCAGCCCGCCTCACGCGCCTAGAGGACGATCAGCACGCCTCGCTTCGCGATCTCGCCCAAGCGATGGAGAAGGTCAGTGGCAAGCTCGAGGATCTTCGCGTTCTTGTTGCTGAGCGTTTGCGTAAGTAACATGGCGGCATGTCAATCGATGCCCTCGATGTTCTACGACGCCCCGCCGCCCGCTCGGCAGACATATGCGTCCCCGCCGCCAAAGCCGCCGGTCAAGAAGCCGGCGCCCCCGGCCACCAAGAAGGCAATCGAGAAGGCAATCGACGAAATACAGTCCGAGGTTCGCGCGGTTCGCGATCAAGCCGGGGGGCAGTGACCTGATGGACATCCTCCTTATCATCATCATCGTTTTGCTGGTTGGGGGAAGCGGATGGGGCTATACCCGGTGGGGCTATAACGGCGGCTTCGGGATCGCCGGCCTGCTGCTCGTCGTGTTGATCCTGTACCTGCTGCTCGGGCGAGGCCGGTTTTGATTTTCCGATCCACCAACCGCCGCTTCGACGAGATCGAGTACCTTCTGCATCAGCTTCTAAGGCAAGGGAACCAGATCATGGCCACTCTCCAAGACGTCCAGCAGGCAGTAACGGACGAGAAGACCGTCGAGGACTCGGTGCTGGCGCTGCTCACCCAGGTCGAGCAGATGCTTAAAGACGCCATCGCGGCAAACGACCCGGCCGCGATGCAGGCGATCGTCGATCAGATCACGGCCAACAAGCAGACGATGGCTGACGCGGTTGCGGCAAACACCCCGACCAAGCCCTGAGATGAGCGACCAGCCACCGCCCGCCCAGATCACCTACACGACCAACCCGCTGCTCTCGCCGGCGGTGCTGGGGGCGCTGGTCACATTGATCGCCAGCATCGCATCGGGCTTTGGCGTCAAAGTGCTGAACGATCCGGCCTTGCAGCAGCAGCTTATCGTGGTCCTGGGCATCGTCGGAACCGGCCTCGCGCATTGGGCGTGGCCGCATAACGACGGCAAGATGAGCCTCTCTGCCCCGCTCTCGACCCCCGCGCCGCAAGATGTGCCGGCGGGGGCGAGCGTCATCAACGTGCCCGCCCCGGTCGATAAGATGCAGGTGGCCGACGTGCAGCCGCTGCCGAGCGGGACGCACGTTGTCGAGGTGGTTGATCCGGCCCCCGTGGGGGCGACGGCTCCCTCGGCCCCGACCGTCGTCATCACCCCGGCCGGCTAATGCTCCGGCGCATCCTCGCGGTCCTGGGGCTGCTGGCGGCGACCTTTGCCGCGCACGCCGACAGCGTGCATTTCCTGCAAGACATCCACGGGCCGCAAGACCCCTCGCAGTTTATCGCCCGCGAGAACACGCTGCGGCGAGAGATCAACTCCAACTTCATGCTTGGCGACGGGGGCAATCCGAGCCTGCCAAGCGCCCGCCTCAACCTTGGGGTCGGCATTCCGATTTCGGTGATTGACTTCGGCGCGCAGCACGACGCGAAAACCTACGCTGATGGCGTCATCACCGCAGGCACCCCGGACCTTCACTCTGCCAGTGCCAATTTCACGGTTCAGGACGAGAAGAAGATCGTCCAGATCGACGGCGCCGGTATGGGCGGGGTGACGGGGGCGCCGTTCAGCACGACGATCCTGACCTTCGTTGACGCCCACCACGTCATCCTGGCGGCGAACGCCCCTGCCACCACCCCGCTCTCCTACTTCGCGGCCGCCTCGGTGGCGACAACCGGGACCGCAGGCAGCTATGTCCCCGGCGAGACGGTCACGATAACCGGCGGCACATCGACGGTGCAGGCTGTCGGCAAAGTGCAGGACACGAAGGTCAGGACGGCGGCGATCAATGCGGCGGGGACGCTGGGCACGGACGGGGCTTGCGTTCTCCAGGGGACAACCGGCGTCGGCACCTACTTCGTTATCAATGCCACGATTGCTGGCGGCGCGATCTCGGCGCTGGGCAGCTTTACTGGCGTGCCCGGCGCTGGGCACTACCTCACGAACCCGACCTCGCTCGCAGCGGAGCCGATAACGAATGCGACGGGATATAACTGCGCTCCGACCGGAGCCACGCTGACCCTGACGATGGGTGCCGAGGTCGTCAGCGTCCAGACCGCCGGCAGCTACTCGGTCGTGCCGGCCAATAGCGCCGCGACGGGGGCGGGGAGTATCTCCGGGGCTACCGGATTGACCCTGGATATTTCATGGAATGCCTCGGGCAGCTTCGTCTACGGCACCGACGATGCTCCCGCGCTGACCGCCGCAATCAACAAGCTGGCGTTCAATTATGCGGCAGGTATTCTGTCCTATGTCTACGCTCCAGCCGGGGCGTACCTGATAAACGGCCCGGAACTGCCCACAATGCGCACTGGCGGGGGCATTATCGGCGAGGGAACGGGGCGCACATATTTTATCTTCGGCTCGGATTATGTCGGCGACTTGTTTTCCTGGTCCGAGGCGTGGTGGGGCGCCAATGGAATCAATGTTTCCCCCATTAACGGCCCCGTGGATGCCGTTACTCTGAATGCGGCGGGACCAAAAGCAATCGGGTTTTCGGTCACGGGAAACCGCAGGGCGGCAGGACAGCAGAATGCCCTGATGTTTTACGACCGCAACGACGCGGTTCTGATAAATGACATTGATGTACTCTTCACCAACGGGCGATGCATCGGCGTCGGCACTACCAAGTTTACGACCAAGGCCGACCAGAGAGAGTCGCGCTGGAGCAAGATACGGTGCTACGACAACGGACAGACAGGCGTGCCGACAGTTGAAATTTCCTCTAACGGTGCTGGTGCGGACGGTGCGGACGAGATATCCATCGACGACCTCGACATCTACGCGCCGTACGACAAGGGCGTGTGGGTCCACAACGTGGACGCCAGCGGTGTGCGGAACATCCGGTTCGGGCGTTTGCGCATCGAGGGACTGCAATGGAATGCCGCCAATGTGGCCGCCGACCTTCTGGTGGTTGGCGATCCGGTAAACACCGGGAGCATCCACGACATCTACTTTGAGAATGTCGAGATCATCGACCCGTACACCGGGCAGTATGGGTTGACCATAACCGGCCCATCGGCCGCAGCGCAGCCATATCAGATCCAGTTTACCGGGGCCTTCGGCGGCGGCATCCCGCTTGGCGGCGGGGTCAACGTCGTGGCCGGGCGCCTGCTTTACATAAACATCCTGGGCATGTTTTCCTGGGGGGTCAACATCAAGCAGGCGGCGGCGCCGGAGGTTGGGGTGCCGTTTTTCCTGAACGGTTACGGTGCCGAGCAGAACTGGACATACAGCACGGCATTCCCTCGCTCGCTGGTGTCCAATCTGCATCGTGGTGGGCAACCCGGCCCCAATGCTTATATTTCTTCATCATTGCCCGACACTACTGTGCTTGGGGGGAATGACCGCGGTGTCTCGTCGGTCGATCTCCAGACCGCTCGTATTCATGCCTCAGAAGTGGCAAGCGGTTCAATGTCCGTAATCGGCGGCGGGACGCAAAATAGTGCATCCGCTTTGCAAGCGACGATTTCGGGGGGATTTGCCAATCTGCTCACTGGGGTTCAAACGGCCATCCCTGGTGGGGTTAAGGGTTGGGACTATGGGCTCACTGGCGGCTTGTTCTACAGCAGTAACTGCCTGCATCAGGGCCGGAAGGGGTCGTGTCAGGCAAGTATCCTGGTGCTTGGCGCTGAGACGACTAGCGTTACTCCAAAACAAATGACATCGAATTTGTTGGCGGCAGATAGCACGAACTGCGTGAATATCCCAACGGCGAGTTCGTGGAACGTGAAATTGCAGATTGTGGCGCGGAATACAAATAGTACGAATATAGCGTCGTGGCGCTCGATCAGCGGCCTGCTCTACCGAGAGGGGGCTAACGCCTTCTACGTTGGGCAGGCTACTGGCGCCACGACGCCCGACGATGCGCTTGGCACGGGATCTACGGCGACAATTCAGCTTTCAGCCGACACAACGAACCAGTGCCTGAATGTGTCGTGGACAGCGCCTAATACCGATGCGTGGAACGTGACGGCGCGGGTGGACATGGTGTCGGTGCAGTAGGCGGTGAAGACCAAGTACGGCTGGGAGCCCCTGCGAGCGGTCCTAGCCGAGCCGAACGCGGCCGACATGATCCGGGCCTATGTCGAGGAGCTTAGCCCCCTGCGCGGCGTCCTGCCGGTCAAGCCGGATTGGGACCGGCTGGCGAGGATGGAGGCCGAGGGTGCCTATCGCCTGTGGGCCGCGCGGGTGGACGGCACGCTCGCCGGCTTCATCTCGTTCTTCATCGGGCCGCACCACAACTACGCCGACACGCTCAGCGCGTTGGATGGCGGTCACTATCTTAGCCCGACCTACCGGGACACGCCGGGGCATGTCGGGCTGCGGATGTGGAAGACCGCCGAAGTCGCGCTGCGGGAGCTTGGCGTGGGCTATGTGATGGCCCATGACGGCCAGCGGTCGCTGCTGCCCTTTTTCCTGCATTTGGGCTATCATCCGCGCGCGACCCTATATTGGAAGCTGCTTGATGGCTGATCTGTTCGACAATCCGCTGTCGCCTGCCGAGGTCGCAATGCTGCCCGACAAGATGATCCGGCGGTATTGGGCGGCCGAGATCAGCGATGGCGTGGTGGGTCTGTCCGCACTCGACAGGACCGACGTGCGGCGCGAGTGTCGTTCCCGGCTGGCGTGGGCGCGCGATCTATCGCCGGGGCAAGAGGCCCGCTACGTCGGCATCTCCTCGGCGCTTCTCGGCAAGCGAGTCGCGGTAGAGGCAGTGGGCGACGGCATCTCGATCGGCGTTTCGGGGTTTACCGACCGCTTTCTCGTCGATCGGTCCGAGTTGGAGGCGATCTGATGGGTCCGATGGGATCGAGTGGCAGCGGCGGCGGCTCCACGGCCAATGTGTTCACGCCACCCGGACAATCAGCAGTAGCCGGCCAGCTAGGCGACATCGTTGGGCCGCTAGCCGGCATGTCGATGAACGGCGGTGCGGGCACCCCGGGCGCGTGGTCCTATCCGCAGGCGCAGAGCCTCTATCCCGGCGGCTACAACGCGGTCAGCCAGTTCCTGACGGGCTCGCTCGGCGGCGGCCCACCGACAGCTTTCGACAGCCTGTCGGGCAATGCGCTCGGCGCAGCCGGGCGAGCGGGAGATTTCTACAACTCGATGTACCCGCAATTCGCGGGCGAGATCCCAGGCCTCGCGGCGGGGGCTGGCGGCGGGCTGCAATACCTCGATCCGCTGATGCAGAACGCCTTCAATCCGATGTACGGGCAGATGGTCAACCAGACCGCCAGCAACCCGTACTTCAATCAGGCGATGGCGGGGGCGCAGCAGGGCGCGACCTATGGGCAGGGCGGCGCAGGGCAGATGTACAATGCCGGGACCGGCATTATGCAGTCGGCCTTCGACCCGCAATCGGCATTGCGCACGCAGCAGCAGCAGCGGATCACCGACACCTCGGCGGCGGCCAATGCGATGTCGGGGCTCGGCGACTCGCCCTACGGCGCATCCACCACGGCCAACGCGCTCGGCAATTTCGGCATCAACTGGGAGAATCAGCAGCTTGGGCGGCAGACCGCTGGCGCACAGGCGGCAGATCCGCAATTTACCGGCGCCTCGGCCCTGGCGTCAGGCGCGGCCGCTCTGCCGTCGAACACCTTTATGAGCCAGATCGGCAATGTGCTGAACGCGCTTACTCAGCAGAACAAGGCGGGTGCGCTAGGCGCTTCGGCCTTCCCTTCGCTGCTCAGCGGCGTCGGGTCGGGACTCGGGCAGGCGCAGGGATTGGCTTCCAACGTCGGGCAGAGCATCGGTCAGTTCGGGGCGCTGCCGTATCAGACCGGGGCGGGGATCGCGGGCAATGCACAGACCGGCCTCAGTAATTTGCAAAACCAGCTTACCGGCGCGACGCAGCTCGGCAACAACCAGTTCGTGCTGCCGCAGCAAGTGATGCAGGACATGATGCAGTATATGGGCCTCGGGCAGACCGCCTCGGGCATCTCGGGCCAGCTTGGACAGTTGGGCTTTGACCAGACCGCGAAGGGCATCGGTGGTGCGCTCTCCGGGGCCAATATGCTGACCGGCGGTGGCGGAATGGGTGGCCTGTTCGCCCCCGGCATCAGCAGCACCGGAGTAACGGCTGGGACGGGCGCGCTTGAGGGGGCAATGGTTGACGAGGGGGCGTTGATGGGCCTGCCAACGAGCGGCGGAGGCCTGTTGGGCGGTCTGCCTGCTTTGGCTCTGTCGTGAGGTAGGCAATGTCACCGGTTCGATTGCGCTATCTATTAGATAACCTTGAGGACGGCGAGTGGCATCGCTCGGGCTACAACGTGGGCAACAAGACCCTGCGGTATGCGCTTGAGGCTGGGATGATCGAGCAATTCGGCAATCGCCGAGGACAGGGGCTTTGCCGGGATAGCTATCGCCTGATCGACCGGAATCCCGATCTCGGCGATCTCTGGGTGGAGTAGTAGGCGATGACCCTCGGGACATGGTGTCAATCCACCCCGCCTTGCGGCTTCACCCGCCCATCTCTCAAAGGGACTATCGGCCCCTTCAGTCTTAGCGAGGCCCCCGATAGAGGCCCTGGACGGTCGTATCCCCGAGGGTGCCGCAAACGTTACACGAATACGTCGAGGTAGGCGATGGCATTCAGTCTCGGGGCGCTCGGTGCCGGCCTCGGCAAGTTCGCCGAGGATTACCGGCAGCAGCAGGAATCGGCCCTGCGCCAGCAGCAGATGAAGATCCTGCTGCAAAACCAGCAGCGCGACCAGCAGGCCCGCGCGTTGATGGGGCAGGTTCTGGCGGCGGGCGGCATCCCCGGATTTGGCGGCGGCGGGATTGGCGGCGTGATACAGCAGACGCAGGCCCAGCCGATGGGCGGCCTGCAACCCCCGTCTGGGATGCCGATGCCCCCGGCGCCGTCCGGCCCGTCTGCGATGGTTCCTGGCGGTGAGACATGGGGGCGGGGACCGTCACCGGGCGGGACACCCGCCGCCCCACCAGCATCCGGGCCTCGCGTGCTGACCGAGGAGCAGCAGGACCAAATGGAGGTCACTGGCGGCGGCGAGATGACCCCAGAGCAAACCGACCAGATGTATCGAGCGGCGGGCGCGGGGGAGAGCCGCGTCGGCGTGCCGATGGGGCAGCCCCCGCAAAGCGAACAACCGCGCCCTACCTCGGTTTTGCCCGGGGACGACAAGGCCACGGTTGAGCGGAAGCTGGCGATGACGCCAGATGAGCCCGCCCAACCATCGGGGGACGTTATATCTTCCGGGGCCGCCCCAGCGGAATCGGCCCCCTCCGTATTCCAGCCGGTGCAGACGCAGGGGGAGATGTCGCAGGCACTCTCCCTGTTCCAGCACGTCGATCCCTCGGCAATCGCCAAGCGCATCAAGGAGATCCGGCCCGACGCTTCCGACGAGGCTATAGGGACCGCGACGCAGGAACTCTACAAGATGGCGAGCGGCAATATCCGTGAGCAGCTTGCCGCCGCCTCGATGGCAAAATTCCTGTGGGGCGAGCAGGGGAAGAACCAGCGCTTCGCGCAGTCGCTGCCGCTCCGGCAGGGTCATCTCGACGTGGCCCAGGCCAACGTGGCCGAGCGCCAGAAGACCGGACAGCGCCTGACTGCGCAGTTTCAGGAGCGCGTCAGGCAGTTCAACTCCCGCCTGACCGAGTTGAGGAACAACCGCAGCGCGACCGATCGCAGGACCGGGCTCTCGGCCCTGCTGCGCGACGTGGAGAAGTCGCTGTACCCCGGCTTCGGCGTGCCGCAGCCCTCCGACGAGGAGAAGGCGGCGCTGGGACAGCAGCGGGTCGAGATCCAGAACGAGCTTCGCAAGAACGCCGGGATGAAGCCGCTGGAGGCCCCGGCAGCAGCCCCGATACCGGGGCCGACCGAGTGACATGGCCGACCCATTCGATTATGGGGTTAACTACTTTCAGTCCCGGCTCGGACTAACCCCGGAGCAGGCGCGCGGCGCCGTCCGGTGGATGCAGAACGTCGAGAGCGGGCTTAACCCGACCATAACCAATCCGACCAGCGGGGCCTATGGCATCGGTCAATGGCTCGGTTCGCGCAAGGCTAACCTGTTTCGGAATTACGGCGCCTCGCCGACCATCCCCCAGCAGTTCTCTTTTGCTGCCGATGAGATGCTCGGGCCGGAAGCGGCGGCGCTGCGGGCCTTGCGTAGCACGGGCACCGAGGGTGACGCCTTCCGGTCCTTCGGCAAGAATTTCGAGCGGCCGAGCCCGGCAGAGTACGCCAAGGCGACGGGCGGATATTCCAGCGGAATGCGCTTGCCGTCAGGCAGCAGGCCCGAGGGCTACTACGACAGCGCGATGAACGTCACGCTGCGTCCCGAGCAGCAAGAGTTCCCGATGGCGGCCGCGCTCGATGCGCTGCTCGGCGGCAAGCCCTACGGCGATGCGCAGGCAGGCGAGGATCACCCGCTCCTGATGCTCGACTCCCTGCTCGGGCCGGGGCCGAGGGAGGGGAAGCCCGGCGAGCAGCGGGCGGCCGACGATCAGTTCATCGAACCGCCGCCCCAGCCATTGCCGGCACAGAACCTGTTTGAGCAGGAGCCGCTGCGGCAGACCGAAGTGAAGCCGATTGCGGGCGTTCCGCAGCGGGAGCCGCAGGCCATGCCGGCGGTTGAGACAGGCCCCTCGCCGCTGCTACGGAGCCTCTTGGACGAGACGCAACCCATCGAGCCATTGGGCAAGGGCGCGGCGCCTTTGCCGACGCTACCGCTGGCGCAGGCCCCGACGAATCCCGCCTCGATGCTGGATCATCTTCTGGGCGGCCTCACCTCCTCGATGAGGGCCGGGACCAATGTCCTGCCGGAGGTGGGGCGCGGCGTCAGGCGCGGAGCCGAGGCCGGCTTTACCGGACAGCCGATAGAACGCGAGGGCGAGCCGCAGATCACCAGCCCGGCCGAGATGGCGGGGGCGGTGCCGGGAGCCATTGCCGGCGGCCTGCTCTCGCCGGCCCATGCCGGCGCCGAGGTGCTGCGGGCAACTATGTCGGGCGAGCCGGTGGCGGCGGGGGAGATGCTGACGGCAGGCATGGCCGGGATGCGCCCGCCGGTGTCGCGTCTGCCGGGCGGCGTTCCGGGCCAAATGCCGGCAATCCACGGTGCCGTGCGGGACGTGCTTGCGGATCGGGCAGGGGGGCGTGTTGTTTCTTTTGGCCGCTCGCCGCCAACCGCCGAGGAATTGGCGTCCAACCCAATGGCGGGGGTGCCCGGCCGCGAGCAACTAGGCAGACGGGGCGTAACGCCTGGGGGGTTTGGCGACCAAGAGATCGTTGATATGGGGATGAACCCCGATCCGCGACTGATGCCAGACGCCATCCGTCCCGGAACAGTTGGCCGCCGCCGTCCCATCCGGGATATAGGTTCCGCGAACGAAGGGGCGCTCAACCTCAAGAAGATCGCCGATGATGTTAAACTCGCGGCCAAGGGCGTCGAGAAGCTGTTTTCGCCCTCCTCGGTGGATGCCTACTCGAAGGCCGGTGAAGCGCTGATCCGGCAATCTGTCGGGCGGGCGCGGCGGGCAAGCGAGCAGGCCGAGGCGCAGGTCGGGACGCGCGGGCCACTGACCAATCCGCCTGCCGCCGATATGGTCGAGGCGGCGCGGGAGCCGTGGCGGCCTCTGGTGCAGCGCTACGTGCCCGAGTTCGAGGCTTACATCCGCAGCAAGCAGCCGGGCTATGCCGGTCCTCCGGTAGCCGATCCCGCGCTGCTGCGGTTTCTCGATTTCGTCGAGACGCGCGGTAGCGGTGCCGCCTATACCGGGCCGCCCGAGTTGCGCCCCCTCGCCGACGTCCTGCGCAAGATCTACAAGGAGCGCGAACTCGCCATCGCGGCAGAGCCCTCGACCTCCGGCACGCACTTCGTCGATGACTACTACGCTCACCAGTACACCGACCCGGCTGGCGTTGCGCGCAGCATGGGCAGCGGGGCGAGGGGGCAAGGATCGGGCCGCTCTCTGCGCCAGCGCACGATCCCGACGCTGCGCGAGGCCATCGACCTCGGCCACAAGCCGGTGACGGCCGATCCCATCGACATGACGATGCGCTACGTCACCAACATGGACCGCTACATCGCGCACAACCGCATCTTCCGCGTCGGGCAGGACAGCGGCATGATCCGCTTCTATGCCGGCGGCAAGGCGCCGGATGGCTGGAAGCCGCTGACGGGGCGGCTCGCCGAGCGAGCGGTGGCAACCGGCGGCATCCCCGGGGCGCTGGGCCTGACCGCGTATGCCCCCGATGGGTTTGCCCGCATCTACAACAATTCCGTCGCCCTCGGCTTCCTGGAGGGCGAGATGGGCGGCAGGGGATATCAGGCGGTCCTGCACGCGAAGAACGCAATGACCCAATCCGTCCTATCCTTGTCCGGCTTCCACGCCCTGGCGATGGCACAGGAGGCATCGGCCTCGGCGTTGGCGTCCGGCATCGAGGGGCTGAAGACCGGCGACATCGCCTGGGGGCTGAAGCAACTCGGCCTCGGCGCAATTCCCGGGCTCAAAGCTGGCAAGGATGTGATCGGCACCGGGCGCAAGTTTGAGCGTCAGTACCGCGGGATTCAGGACTACGGCCCCGAGTTTGAGGAAGCGGCGAAGCTCTACGCCGAGGCCGGCGGGCGGGCTGTCGGGCGCGGGGCCGAGTATCAGGGCACGGCAGCCGACAACTACTTCAAGTCGTTCCGCCGCGGGCATCTGGCGCTGGATTTTAAGGCGGGGTTGAGCAAGGTCGGCGAGGGCAATCCGCTTTACGCCCCAGGCCGCGCTATCGGCATGATCGGACGCGAGTTGGCCCGGATCAACGAGACGGTCACGGCGCCGCTGTTCGGCGTGCTGGTGCCGCGCCTCAAGGGGGCGGCATTCTACGAAGAGATAAGCCAGTGGCTCCGGCAGAACCCGAATGCCACGTACCCGGAGAGGCTGGCGCGCGCCCGGCAGTTGCAGGAGACGATGGACGACCGCTTCGGCGAACTCGTCATGGACAACCTGTTCTGGGCCAAGCGTGCCAAGCAGGCGTTGCAGATCGCCGCCACCTCGCTCGGATGGGAACACGGCTCGATCCGCTCTCTCGGCGGCGCGCCGGTTGATCTGGCGACGGGCGCCGCCGGCAAGGCCACAGGCAAGGCGGGTGCGGAAATCCTCTCGCCGCGGGTGCGCTATGCGATGGGCCTTACAATGGCAATCGCCCTGACCAACGCGACCTACCAGTATTTTATGACGGGCAAGACGCCGGGCGAGGGGAAGGGCGGCCTGCTGTCGCAAGGGGGTGGCCTCGATCTCATCGTGCCGCGCACTGGAGGCAAGACCCCGGAGGGGGCCGACGAGCGCTCCCTGCTGCCGGGGTTTGAGAAAGACATTCTCGGCTACATGCACAACCCGATCAACGAACTGGCCGGCAAGCTGACGCCGCTTGGCCGCCTCTCTGTCGAGGCGTTTACCGGACGGGACTATTTCGGGCACGAGATCGCGCCGTTCCCGGCCTTCACCCCGGAGTGGTTCAAGGCGTATGGCAATCATGTCCTGAAGTCGGTAACACCGATCCCGATGAAGCAGGAGCAGCTAAAGGGGACGGCCATGGGGACCGCCCAACGCTACCTGGGCAACCGGCCCGCGCCCGAGCGCTGGCAGAACCCGATGCGCCAGGAGAAGATGGAGACGGACTCTCACATCCGAGCGCTGAAGGGGCAACTGGCGGGGCTATACGCGCACGGCAACCGGGTGAAGCAAGATCCGAAGGAGGTCGCTCAGCAGGCCAAGGAGATCATGGCCCAGATCCAGAAATTGCAGGGCGACTACGCCCGCCATCTGCGCGAGAGCAAGAAGGACGAGTACCTCTACAAGCCGCTGAATGTCACGATCACCCCGAAGGATCTGCGGCACAGCATAGGCGGGCCTTAGCGCTTGCCAATGGCATCGAGGACCACGACGAGGCCGAGCGACGAGCAGACGCAGGCGGATAAAAAGATCAGTGACTCTACCTGGGATAGCGCCCAATCCATGATTGCTTCTCCTTGGCTGAAGCTAAAGCTAGCTTCCCGGCAGGGCCGGGTCCACCTCGGACCGACCGAGGCAATGTCGCAGGGTCAAGCTGCGCCGGGGTTTTCGGCTATATTGCCAGGGTCCGGTGCCCTGTGAAGGTATTAATTTGCGAGCCCCACGCAGACGGCCTGCTCGATCTCGCGATCCGGGGCCATAACCTAGGGCACGATGTTTCCTACTGGTGCCGTGATTACGACCAATACCGTTGTCCCGTTGGGCGGGGACTCGTCAACCGCGTGCCGGATTGGCGGCCCCATGCCCGGCGTTCCGATCTCGTCATCCTCGGCAGTTTAGGCTATGCGCAGGCCGAGTTTGACCGCTTGAAGGCGGAAGGCGTCCCAGTTATCGGCGCTCCAGGGGTCGCGGGCGAGTGGGAGTTGAACCGGCTCGTCGGGATGCAGCAGTTCAAACGCGCCGGTATCCCGGTGCCAGCGTACCAGCAGTGCGCCGGTTACGACGAGGCTATCGCCATCGTCGCGCGTACAGACGAGGGGGTGGCTATCAAGCCATGCGGGGATGTCACCGACAAATCGCTGAGCTTCGTAGCAAAAACGGGTCGCGAGGCGGTGTGGCGTCTCCAGCGATGGAAGCGCGAGGGGAAGAAGTTTCCGCAAGGGTTTATCCTCCAAGAGCTAGTCAAGGGCGTCGAGTTCGCGGTCGGTGCGTGGTGCGGCCCCGGCGGCTTCGCCGATGGTTTTGAGGAGAACTTCGAGGAAAAGCGTCTTTTCGCTGGGGGTGTCGGGCCAAATTGCGGGGAGGCCGGGACCGTTATGCGCCTCGTCAAATCCAGCAAGCTCGCGAACAAGGTTTTGCAGCCCCTTGAGGATCGCCTCGTAAGCCTCGGCTATGTTGGCAACGTCGATGTGAATTGTATTGTCGATGACGAAGGGCAACCCTGGCCGCTTGAATTCACGATGCGTTTCGGTTATCCAGCCGTGAATATTGAGCTTGCACTTCATTCTGAGCCCATAGAGTTTCTGGCCGGGCTGGCCGCCGGCAAGCCGCCGAAGTCACGGCGATTGAACACCGTAGCGGTTGGCGTCGTCCTCGCCCTTCCGCCTTATCCGTTCGGCCATGAACGTCCGGATGAGGTGGTAAACGTCCCCATCTGGGGGGTAACCCCAGGCATCGAGGATAGCCTTCACTTCTGCAATGTCGCGGTAGGAAGTGCGCCGAAAGTCATGGGCGGTGGCGAGGGCGGAATTCAAGCTGAGAATCATCTTGTTACCTCCGGTTCCTACACGCTGGTGGCGACCGGAACCGGCTCTACGGTGGTCGAGGCCCGCCGCGGCGCGTACCGCACGCTGGACCGCCTGACGATCCCGGCATCGCCGTTCTGGCGCATAGATATCGGCAGCAGGCTCCGCGGCGATTTGGACAAGCTACAGACCCACGGTTTTGCGAAGGGTATGGAGTACTAGCATTCATCGGATCTTCGGTACGCTATCGTACCACTTTGATATCAAAACAATGGAAATTGCTATCGCTACTCCAGCCCCGCCGAGCAGCCACATGTTCCCTTCGGGACGAAGATAATCAATACCGATTAAGATCGCGCAGGCCACAAAGACGCTACTTGCTATCAACAAAATCCACCTCCACAAGCCATTGGCTTGAAGCCCATTAGGCTTAGTCGCTGGTTCATGCATCGCGTTTCCTCGAATATGATACGACGCTGAACCGCCCATAGGTCGGGCGGAAATCGCCTAAACCGCCGATCCGGCCAGCCGTCGGAAGTCAATCACCAGGGAAATGGCCGACGTTTCGCCGATATTTATTTGGCAGTGCGGCGTCCTTTGGTTGACCATTACAATGAGTCCCGGCGGCGGTTGCAACGTTTCCACCCCATAGTAGAGGGCCGCGCCTGGGTTTACCCTCAGCCTCATGATGGTCCGGTTGAAGCGGGCGAAGTAGGGTGTGTCCTCGCTCTGCCACGGCAGACAGACGCCGGCCGGCAGCAGTTCAAGGAAGATGCGGCCGAACTCGACGCCGCCCTGCTGCTCGCCGACGCGCTCGATCTGGCTGACGATCGCCTTTAGCTCGGGCCACTTGCCGAGGTCGCCGACATTGCGGTACTCGTCAACTCCGCGCTGCGTGCGGATAAACAGCATCTTCCGATGATCTTCCGGGTCGTCGCTGCCAATCTTGAACAAGCCCATGCGCCGCGGCAGGCTACTTATCAAATCGAAGGGGTCGAGGAAGGCCAAGGGCGCAAACTGGTTCATTTTTCCCCGCTCGCGTCGGTGTCCGTGGGGAGGGCGCGGATCGAACTGGCGCAATGCTCTGCGACTGATGCCATGTCAGAGCCTCGTTCTCGATCCGCTCGCCCCTCACTCAAATACCCAATAGCGATCAAGTTACATTGCTTCGCCGCCCTTTCCCGCATCGCCTCTGCGCCAGCGCGCCGGGCTGCGGCTTCCGGGGTCATGCCCCGTCTCCCTCAGTTGGGCCGGTCGGGAACCGGACGTTGAGCGGGTTGGGCTGCGGTGGCATCTGATCCAACAGCGCGTTAGGCGCCGCCTGTCGCGGGTTGTCGATGGCCAGAGAGACGACCTGCCCCTGCTGCCCCTCGATCTGCCGCAGCATCGCCCGCAACTTCTCGGCCGGCAGGTCGATGATCGAGAATCCGGTGAGGTCCGGCACCGCCGGGTTGTCGCGCGCCGCCGCCTGCACCGAGGCGGCAAGCGCCACCTCCCGGGCGTGGGAGGTGGTCACGTTGCTGAAGATCGAGCCGTCGGCAAAGACGAGGGTGACGGCGTAAGCCTGCATCGACACGGTCATCTCGGGTCAACTCCCGGATAGGGGGAGGTCGGGTCGTAGGTGCGCCCAAAATATGGATCGGGGGGGCCGAGATGGCCGGTTTTTCGGCGGTTCTTGGTCATCATAGCCGCTTGGCGGTAGGTGATAGGGACCGCTCCGAGGCTAATTGCTTCCGCCGCCTTACTCGATGCCACGTCGTAGTGTGATCCGCTGAGCGTGTCCTGGTGATGTCTCCGACTAACACCTATACGATCCGCCATTGCATGCAGCTCAGCGTCGGTATCTGCCAGCATATGGCACATTTTCATTCGGCCGTATGGCGCTCGGAAGTCGTCCACGTAGACGGTCATTCGAAGGGCCTCAGCGAGCCGGTGCCGCGCGCGTCGTCGAGGAGCAGCGCCTTCCGGTCCTCGATGCGGTCGGAGAGGCTCTGCATCGACTGATCGGCGGTACGCTCGCCCTCGGCCTCGACGATCTTGGCGTGGCACGCGGCCCACGCCGGCATCGTCGCGATTCCGTTGAGGTCGGGGACGGTGTTGCATGCCTTGATCGCATCGGCAATCTCACCCCACCGCTTGCGCGCCTCATCCTTGGCCGCAGACGAGGCTGTGGGGGCCTGTTCGCGTGCCGGGGTACGGTTACCGCCCCGAGGGGCTTCCTGCGCTGTAGCGCGCCCCTGAGGCCTTCCTACCGCCGCCTCGCCGTCGTCATCGTCGGGCGCGACCCCGGCCATCGCCGCCAGACTGTATCGGCGCAGGTAGGTGATGACCGAGCCGACGCCCTGCGCGTCGTACTTGGTGGGTTGGACGAAGACCGTGCTTTCAATCCACTGGCCCGAGGAGTGCGCGAGCAGGGTTACGACCCCGACATCGCCGCCGCGGTTGATCGGCATCTGGACGACGGCGATCCCGGCCTCGGTCAGCGGACCCCAGCACGCCTCCTTGACTGAGGCGAGGTCGGCGTAGCGCGACCTGAAGTGCGGGTTCTGATTGTCCTTGATCGCATTCTTGATCCCGGCCTGCGCCTTGGCGAGCGCGCCGAATACCTCGTTCGCCGGATTGCTCCATCGGTGCGTCGTGGCGATCTCGCCCGTCTCGGGGTTCATGTTCTCGCTCATGATCTTTTCCTATAGTGCGAGTTCTTCAGCCAGCGATTGATGTACGAGCCGGGCGACGGGCTCGACAAAAGGTCTTGGTACGTCGCCTGCCCTGCATCCGGGTAGACGTACCGGCTACCGTTCTTGAACTCGACTACGAGTTCCTGCGCATCGGCATCCCAGCCGACGCTCTCGACCGTGCTTGAGCGTACCGGCGTCATGTCAACCATCGGATCTCTCCTTGTCGCGGGCGATCGTCATCGTGACCGCGCCCGCCTTGGTTTTCGACAGCTTGAAGTCGCCGCGCAGGACCGCGCCGACATCCTCGGGCACCAGCGCCTTCAACTCGTCGCGCACGATGGCGTGGCGCTTGAACGCCGCCTCGGTGGCATGGAAGCTATAGATCAGCCGCACCGCGTCGGATGCCCAGTTAGGTGCGCTGCCGCCCTCCGGCGGCTCCCAGGTCTGCGTATCCGGGTCGTAGGTGCCGCCGTCGAGCGAGACGGTGCGCAGCTTCGGCTGCGGCGCGGGTGGGGCGACTTCAAGCACATGGTCGATCGGCTCCTCGCCTCGCTCGACGTAATCCCAGAACCGGCGCTCGGCCTGGATCAGCTTCGCCTGATAGAGCGGATCGACCGGCTGCTCGATCCATTCCCACTTGCCGTTGCCGATGAAGACCGAGAGGCCCCACCAATCAACGCCGAGGATGGTGGCGTTGTGCGTCCCCTGCGGCGTGTGGCGCAGCAGGAAGGCCTCGTCGGCCCGGCCGGTCCACTTGGCGTCCCAATAGCAGGGCTCGCCGCGCGAGGTGGTCGAGACGCCATCGAGATGGGCGCCCATGAAGGGGTGCCGCTTCGATACCGCCCACTCGCCGCGCCGCGTTACCTCCCGCCCGGTCTGGCTCGTGTACCAGAAGGCGTTGAGCGGCTCGGTGGCGTGGCCGAGCAGCCGGGTCAATTCCAGCCGCTCCCGGGTGAAGTGCTTGAGGACGTGGAAATTTATGGCGGAGCTGCTCATCAGTTGATCGTAGAGGGTGGGCTCCACAATCACGCCCGTCTTGACCTGCCACAACTCACGCCATTTTCCCTCCATCACCTTCCCTGCATCCGAGCCGCAGACGTAGCGGCGACGGTAGGCGATCTGCTCGTCGGTCAGACCGCTGGCGCCGGCTATCGCCAATTCCAGGGGATCGCTAATCATTTCGGCAACCCCCTCGCCAGATCGTTGGCGATCTGGCGCAGCAGAAAGATCATCTGCGCAACGTGGAGATTTTGGATACGCTCCTCCCGCGTCCACTCAATCGTGACGGTTTGGCCCCATTGCCCCGCGCTGTGTGGCAGGATGCCTATATACGGCCAACCGGCCTGTTCTTCGGTCAGGTTGGGCGCGTTCATTTCAGCCCTCCCTTCGCCTCGGCAATCGCCTCGCGCAATTCGGCGATGCGGTGCATCGGCAATGCGTTCGACAGGCTCATTTCGCGCTCGAAGGCCTCGACGCGCTGGATCAGCCGGCGCAATGCCCGAGACGAGGAGCCGTGCGCGTCGCCCTGCTCCAGCGCCGCCCGATACATCTCCGAGACCTGCCGGAAAATCTGATCTACGTAGCTGCTCTTAACGCTCATTGCTCATTCTCCCGCGCTTGACGACGCCTTGTCGCACGATTTTAGAGTTGCGTCAACACAGAAATATGGTAGGCTCCCGGCATGGCGACAGATAACAAGACGCAACAACCGATAACGACGTTCGGCCGATGGCTTCAGAAGCGCGGCGACACGGCGTCACGATACGCCAAGCGGCAGCGGCGCGACATGCAGGCGGTGTACGCGCTGGCCGGCATCCGCGCGTCGCGCACGCCGAGCTTCTTCCGCACCGAGACGCTGGAGGCGGTGAGCGCCGACACCGGCATCCCGGCGACCCGGCTCTACGCCGAGGCGATGGACGCGCTGAAGCACGAGCCGCGATCCCCGCGACAGTACAACAGGAGGGTTAGCAATGAGTGAGCGGATCGCGCAGGCGATCTACGATGCCCCTAACGGCATCGATGACGACCAACTCGCCGACATGCTGATAGACGACGTCCGAATCACCGGAGCCGATGCGGCCGAGTGCCAATCCCAAGTCATGGCTGTTTGCATGCACGCCGCTCGCGCTGTCCTCGCCGCCATAGAGGCGTCCCCCATCACCGATGCTGAGATCCAGGCGGTTGCCAAGCGGCTTGCCGTGCAAAACGGCGCCTCAGCCTTCGATTGGAAGCACTGGTCCGATGATGCGCGCGAAGTGATTGCGGTCTACCGCATATGCCGCTCGCTGTGAGCGATCCGGCGATCCCGGTACAGACGAAGGTGGAGGACGACTTGTCGAAGCAACTGCCGACGCCGCAGCAGACCGCGATCCTGCGCCGCGCCTCGTTGCACAAGCTGACGGTCGAGTTTGTCGAGGGCAGGAAGCGGTACAGCTACGGCGACGGCGTGCCGGTGAGGCGCGAGGACGCCGAGCGGCTGATAGCGCGGCGTTGGGTCGTGCCCGAGTCGCCGGGCCTGTTCGGCGACGAACCGCAGGTCTACGTGTACCGCTCGCTGTGAGCGAGGAGCCATCCGTCCGGGTGCGGATGCCTTCGCCGCCGTCCACAAACAGCCTATACAGCGGCCGGCGGTTCAAGACCAAGGCATATAAGGGCTGGATCGATCACGCCGGGTGGGTGGTCAATCTGCAATCGCCCGCGGCGCTGCCGCCGGGTCGGCTACGGGTGCTGATCGAACTGAACCGACGACACGATCCCGACAACCTGAAAGCCGTGCTGGATCTGCTCGTCACCCTCGGCATCATCGCCGACGACCGGCTGATTGACGACTACCGGGTCGTGCGCGTGCCGCAGGACCAGCCGATGACGGTCAGCATATGGCCGATAGCCTGACCCCACGAGATTGGGGATGGATCGGCGGTTGACATAGGACGCGAGCGCGCCGCAATGTGTTCCCACAAGTTAATAGGGGGATGCTGTGGAAACAGTAAATCAGATCAAGCGCGCGACATGCGATCATTTTGGCATAACGGCAATCGAGATGGCCTCTGACCGGAGGTCGCGCAGACTGTCGCGGCCGAGGCAGGTTGCCATCATGCTGGCGGCCGAGATGACGCCTCTGTCGTTGCCGGCAATCGGCAGGCTGTTCAACCGCGATCATAGCACCGTAATGCACGCGATTGGCATCATGAAGGTGCTGTGCGAGAGGGATTCTGCCTTTAGCGATGAGGTGGAGGCCGTCCGAAAGAGGGTTGCCTTAGAGCCGGCCTGATGGAAGGTCGGACCAATGCCCGGCTCCCGCCCAGACACCTGGATGCCGCTTTATATCGGCGATTATCTCGCCGACACCATGCACCTGAGCCCCATCCAGCACGGCATCTATATGCTGCTCATAATGGCCTACTGGCGCAATGGAGGCCCCCTGCCTAACGACCCCGCGCAACTGGCCGCCATCGCAAGGTGCAGCCCAAAGGTGTGGTTAAAACAGTCGATTTTGGTTTCCCAAAAGTTTCACGTGAGCGACTCCTTTTGGGCGCACAAACGGATCGATGCCGAGCTTGCCTCAGCCGTGGCAAAAACCGAGGAAAGGAGCCGATCAGGCAGCGAGGGGGCGCGACAAAGGTGGCAAAAACAGGATGGCTCAGCTATCGGTTTGCCATTGGCAAACGCATCGCAAAACGATGCACCTTCACCTTCACCTTCAGAAAGTAAGAAAGAAGAAACCCCCCTTACCCCCCAAGGGGGGCGAGTGTCAGCAAGCGAGGAGTTTGATGGATGGTGGCAGGAGTGTCCGCGCAAGGTCGGCAAGGACGCTGCGGCCAGGAAGTACCTGATTGCCCGGCGGCAGGCCGATGCCGAGACGCTGCTTGCCGGCATGCGGCGATACCGTGCCTCCGTCTCCGACAAGGAGCCGCAATACATCGTTCACCCGGCGGCATGGCTGCATCAGGGTCGCTGGAAGGATGAGGAGGCCGTCGCAGTCAACGGGCACGACAGCGGCCCGAAGGAGCCGGCGGTGATAACCCCGGAGCTTAAGGAGTGGATGGACAAATGGCATCATTGACGCCGCACCCCTTCGCCGACACGCTCGCCAGGATGCGCCGAGAGGGCGGCGGATTCGCGAGCCTGACGGAGCATCAGAAATGGGAGTGGCACGCCGACGTTTACGCATTCCGCCGGGTCATGCTCGGCATCTCTCCCGAGGAGAGACGCTCGCCGCCCGATTCCGAGGGGAGGTGGTTTAACGAGACTCTAATCGGGATTGCAGAGCGATTCTATCGCCACAAGCACGCCGGGCGGCGGCCCCCGGAGGTCGATGCCGGACCGCCGCCCTCTTACGGCTACAAGGACTAGCCGGGCTGGCGTTCGGCGATCTCGGCATCGAGCGAGCGCAGGGTAGCGGTCAGCGCTTCGATTATCTCGCCGCAGGAAGCGGCCGCCGGGGCGTTGCCGGCAATCTCTGCGGCAAGCTGCCGCGACAGCCACCGCAGCCGATCCAGCATCAGGTCCATGCGTGCTTCCGCCAGCGAGCGCCGGGGCAGGTCGAGATACTCGCTCATTGCCTGCCGCGCAGGAACTGCTCGGCCGTCTTGTCGATGAGCAGCAGAATGCGCTTGCACTCAGCCACGTTCCCGACCGTGCGCGTGTTTGGCCGCGCTATCATCTGAGCAAGCATAATTTTGATGTCGCGGCATCCGCTGCGGACAAACTCCATCCGCTCGATGATCCGCGCTGAATCGTCGCTCATGTCGTCCCACTCCTCCGGTTCAGCGTAGCCATGCACGCTGTCGTACCAATCTAGGTCACTGTGCGCGTTCCAATAGCATGGGGCAGGATTATTTCTGTGTCAACACAAAAAGATGTTGACGTCAGATTTCTGCGTGGTATGGTGCGGCTGTCAAAACACGGAGAGCGACCCATGGCCAAGCCGAAATTAACCCGCGATCAAAAGGCCGCACTCGCGGCATACGAGTATGCGCTACGGCAGGAAGATCGCTACCTCGGAAGCGTTTTCGTCAATCCGCCCGGGCAGCGCACAATCGAGGCTAAGACCAAGGTTGCTTATGATCGCTGCAAATCGCTCGGCATGACGCACGAGCACGGCCTTTAGCCATAAAACACGGAAGGAACCGAGCAATGTTCGATCCCAACAGCCTAATCGGAATGCGCGTCGAGTTGTCGCCGTCTACCGATATGTGGATGCGCGGCGCGCGCTACGGCGAGATCGTAAAGGCCGGCAAGAGCGGCATGATGCATGTCAAGCTAGACGCTACCGGCCGCGTCGTTCGCATTCACGCCGATCTTATTCAGCCGATCTAAACACGGAGAATCGGAAAAATGGCTTATCCAACACGCGGCATCGAACTGGTTGTCCCGAGCAATGCCGAAACCGAGATTACCGGATGGCTAGCGACCGTGAATTTCAATCGCCGTGGCCATGATTACAGCGTGCAATATCTACGCTGCGGCCTCGGCATCGAGCGCGATGGCGAGAAGGTGCGCGCATGGGATGATTTACCGCCCGCCGTGCAGAAAATCATTGTCAAGGCCAAAGCGAATTTTGCGCAAGCCTAAGCGCTCGCGACAAGACGATGCAGCGCCAGCCTCCGGGCTGGCGTTTTGCTGTGCGCCCTATTCCTCCGCCTTCCCCGTCTCCGCCACCTTCAACTGCTCCAAAAGCTTCCCAACGGTGTCGTCACGCCGCCGCCGGAAAGCCTCCTCCATGACCTTAGCCCCAAGCCGCGTCATCCACCCCGCCGTGTCGCTGGCCAGCCTCTCCATCTTCGGATCGAAGAAGCCATCCGGATCAGCCCGCGCCAGCCTCACATAGCGCTCGCAAATATGCGTCCCGACCGCCAAGCCGCTCTGCATGCCTTGCAGCAGCAGCTCCCCCGCATGCTCCGCCTCCCGCTCTATCGGAACCATCGTCTCAAGCGTCTGTAACGCTTGTGTCCCGATCTTGATCGCCTCATCCGCCATGCTCATTACCTCGCGATGCCCCAACGGCCGACCGCCGTACCAAGGCAGTCCCATAGCGCGACGCAGCGCTTGCAGCAACCGCGAGCGCTCGTTGGCCCGTACTGTGGTGTCGTTGCGATGGCGTGGCCCGTTGTTGGTCCCGCCGTGCATGCGGCAGCGCCGACGGCCCGGCAATGGCCTGGAGCGGCAAGGCAGGCCGCCCGTTCGTCGAGAGCGAGCGCCGCAGAACTGCGCAATGCCTTGCGTGATGTTGCTCCGTCGCGGTATCTACCCGCGTCTCAACCCGTTGATATCGCTAGCGTTTCCGGTCGGCGGTAGGTCAGCCTCGCTGCCCTATCTGCCCCCGTTCGGGGAAACCCCCGGGGGCCAGGGGGGGCCGGTGAAAATTGATCTGCCCCTCGCAATCCGCACCGTTTTTTCGGTTTCCCCCTCGCAATCCGCGTCAATTTTTCGGTTTTCGGCTGACGGCAGAGGCATACTTTACCGGCTTCTGGCGGCGGCGATTTACCGTCGCTGACAATGTGCGCCGCTTTTTCGGTTTTGCCAAGCGCAAAAACCGCTGACGCGCCCCGGCAGCACGGCAGCATCTTTTCTTGGGCTCGACGGGTTGTGGGGTGGAGAGACACGCTGCAAGGAACAGCGTGGAAGGAGCGCTTCGCGCAAGTCCATAGCAAGTTCTCCCCCCCTACCCCCCCTCATCGGTCAGTTGTGTTGACCTATCCGGGCGTTACGTAGGGTTGGCTGGGTAGTCACGGACGGAGGGCCGCATTCTGCCCTCACCGTTGGCTCGACCGACGTATCGCAGAGGTGCCGTTTGCTGCGTCCTGCGCCGGGGCGCGTCTCTCGACGGGCCGTGCGCCGTGGAACCCCACAGGGAAAGGCTCACATAGGCCGTGATACGTATACGTGCGGCGAGCTTCCGCTTACATCTCTCCTCTTGACCGGAGGAGGGCGGTTCGCGCGCGGGCATCTGCCTCGGCCGCCAGTTCCCGTCCTCGCCGCATATTCGCGGCGTTCGAGAGAGCTTCCGCATTTTGCTGACGAAGCTCGGCGTCGCGCTTCAGACGGACCTGCTGGGTCCGCTTGATGGCAATGATCTGTGCGTTGGGTGGGCGTTGTTGCCGCTTGGCCGGTCTTCGGCTCTGGCCGGCATTCTCTTTCCGGCGGTCGCGGACCTTCCTGGCTTTCCCGTGCAGGCCGACCGCCTTCAGCCGCTCGATATCGGCGAGCAGGGCTTTCTTGGCCTTGAGCGGATAGAAGCGAATGTATTGGCTGGCATCGGTCTTGGAGGGGAACAGTCCCATCCGGTGCAGCATCATGTCTGCTGCGCGCCCGTTGTAGACGACAAGTATCCATTGCCCCACATCAACGTCTTTGCTAAAGCGTCCCATGGGCTAGCCGATGGCCCGGTAGAGGAGCTTGACGCCGACCACGGCGAGCAGCACGAAGGCGGTCCACAGAACCCAATCGTGCCGGCCCCACCTCATGTCGCCGGCACCATCTCAAGCACGTACATCGGCAAGCTGTCCTGGTGCAGCGCACTGTCGGCGCCGAACCAGACGACGTGCAGCGCCAGCGCGTCATGATCGATGCAGCTGACCGTCATCACCGGCCCCCACGGGTTCCGCAGGCGCACCAGATCGCCGACCTTGAACGGCACGATATCAAGCTCGCTCACCGCGGCCTCGCCGCCAGCATGGTGCGGTAAATTCTCCTGCGGCACCGATCCGTGACGCCGTGATGCGCCGCCCGGCCCTCCTCCATCATCTCGGGGGTCGGCTCCAGCGGCACCACCGCATGCCCAGCCGCCTCAAGCGCATCCAGGATTGAGGCGGCAAGGCGGGCGGCATCCGGGCCGAACTCGTCCCACCTAACCTTGTCGTAGGCATCCTTGCCCGCCAGCTCGCTGACAGCAGCCTGCGCCGCCGCCTTGCTTATCGCCGAGAGGGCTTGACCTGGGGTCGAAGATGGCATATGTCTGATCTCGTTGTTTTGCCTCGCACGCAGCAACACTAGCACCGAGCCCCGTGTTTGACAACATGGTTCGTTGCTCCCCGGAAAGGCCCGCCCAATCCCTCGGCGGGCCTTTCTTCGTTCCCGCGCGGTCTTCGTAAGTTTCCGGTAGATCGACCGATCTTTCCACGTTATGATCCGTTGTCAGATGATCTTCGGAGAATGTCGTGGCTTTTCGCACAGAAGTTTTGTTCTCGGCCCAGATGCCGGACGATGAGATGGAGAGGACCGAGCTTATCGGGAAAGTCCTTCCGGACATCAGAGCGCTCCGGGAGCATATGAAGAAAGTCGGCCTGGATATTACGCTGACCGTTAAGACTGTCAATAGCGTCCCGGGCCGACCGCGCCGCCGCTCTGTGGTCGGGGATGCCCCGGCCTTTGCGGGGGCCGAGTACGCCGCTCGCCGTGCCGCCGAGATCAATGCGCCGGCCAAGTGATCGCCCGCTCCGACCACAACTTCGCCCCGGAGTGGCAGGCGGGCGGGTGCCTCTGCTCGCGCGGCCTGTGGGGCTATGGCTGGTGCCAGCTAACGGAACCCGGCCTCGACCCCTGGCTGCGGCTCGTCCCGCGGCTGGAAGGTGAGGACGCAGGTGGCGGCGAGCGCCAGGACGATGAAGATGGCAATCGCCATCTGGCGGGCGCGTGACACGGCAACCTCTGTGGCCGGAATGGCTGGAGCAGCATATCCGCCGCGTGACCGGGCCGGAAGACGAGGCAGACACGAATGTAAACGGCGATCCCGACTCGACGGTTGGGGACGATGACGAATCGGGCTTCGAGGAGATGCACGGCGAGCCGGATATGGATTTCGATCCGGAGGATGACGACGAGGATGGCGAGGACGAATGAACGCCGCCGCGAATAAGCTGACGTGGACCCCGGAGCGCATCGCGACCCTGCGGGAGAGCGTGGCCGCCGGCATGACCTACGCGCAGATCGGGAAGGCGATGGGCCTCTCTAAGAACCAGTGTTGCGGCAAGGCCGACCGGCTGGGGCTAAGGCTGGGCGCGGACGCCCCGGGATCGGCGCGCCAGCAATCCAGCCGGGGGTGGGCGGGGCCTGAGCCCCGGACCATCCATGACCGGCTGAACGAGATCCACGCCCGCCTCGACGCGGTGCTGGCCGAGACGCGGAACGTGGGCCGGTTGCCGGGCCGGTGAGCGGATGGCGTCATATAGAGTGTGCGCCCAAGGCGTTGCGAGTAGATCTGTGGGCGGTTCACGATAGCGGAATAGAGACGCGCATCCCCAACGGGCATTGGGAGGAGAGCGAATGGTGGGGCGATTCCGGGCCAATCAGGCCGCCGTGGCGCGTTACCCACTGGATGCAGATACCGGGGCCGCCGCGGTGAGCGCGTCATGATGGTCCCGGATTTCTGGAGCGCCGCGGTCTTTCTGATGGTACTCGCGGGACTGTCCGGGGCGGCTGTCGTGGGCATCGTCTGGTTTCTGGTGTGGCTGCTGTGAGCGACGCCGACATCGAGATCATCGACTGCTCCGAGTGTGGCCAACCCATCGAGACACGCTGGGCCAGGGACGGAAATCACGGTCTTCTGCCGAGCGATGACTACCTGCTGATCGCAGATTGGGTTTTTCACCCAGATTGCTGGGATGCTGTTGTGAAGCGCGGCGAGCCACCGGATGAGGAAAGGCCGCGCGATTGAGCGACGCCGATGTCAAAACCATCGCCGAGACGATCTCCCGGCTCTCGGCCGACAAGTGGCTGGCGCACCAGATCGTCTTCCGCCACCGCCACCCGGACGGCTCGCCGCCGTTCCACCGCGAGATGGTCGCCGATTTCTGGTCAGACGACCGCTACTCGATCCTCCTCGCCTTTCGCGGCTCGGGCAAATCGACCATCGGTGAAGAGGATATCGCGCTCGCTGTCGTGCTGCGGCGCTATCACAACATCCTCATCATAGGCTCCAGCGAGGCCCGCGCCGCCGAGCGCCTCGCCTCGGTCGCCTTCGAGCTTCGCCACAACGCCTACCTGACCGACCATTTCGGCGATCAGATCGGGACGGTGGATCGCCAGACCAAGCTGGTGACGACGCACGGCGTCTGCATCCAGGCCCTCGGCCGCGATCAGGACATCCGCGGTATCAAGCATCTCGACTATCGCCCCGACTTCGTGTTCGTCGATGACTTCGAAGACAAGGACAACGTGCTGACCCCGGAGGGCCGCATCAAGACGATGCGCTGGTTCCTGGCGGAATTGCTGCAAGCCTGCGACCCGCAGCGCAAGGTCCGCATCCGGGCGACGCCGATGAACGAGGACGCGGTGCCGCTGCGCCTTGCCCGCGAGGCCAAGTGGCCGATCCGCACCTTCCCGGTGGAGTATATAGATGAGTCGGGTGCGCGCTGCGCCTCGTGGCCCGACCGCTTCCCGCTCCACTGGATTATCCGCGAGCGCCGCATCTACGAGAGCGTCGGTGAGCTTGGGGTGTGGGACCGCGAGATGATGTGCCGCGCGGTCAGCGACGCCGATCAGGTGTTCAAGAAGGGGATGATCCGGGTCGAGCCGCGGGTCCGCTCGTGGCAGGCATGCTACGCGATGATCGATCCGGCCCGGACAATCAACCAGCGCTCGGCGACCACCGGCTGGGCGGTCTGGTCCTGGCTGTCGAACCGTCTGGTGGTGTGGGGCGCCGATGCCCAGCTATTGCTGCCGGATGAGATTGTGGCGCTGGGCTTCGATATCGCGGAGCGCTTCGACCCGGTTTGGCTGGGCGTTGAGCAGGATGGGCTTGAGCAATTCCTGCTTCAGCCGTTCCGGCATGAAATGGTCAGACGAGGGGTATACCTACCGCTTAGAGGTGTCCGTGCGCCCCGGGGTAAGCTGGACTTTATTCGGGGCCTCCAGCCCTTCTTCGCCAACCGCGAGGCCGAGTTCGCCCAGCCACTCCCGGCACTGACGGAACAGCTTCTCAACTTCCCAACAGGTAGGATCGACGCGCCAAACGCGCTCGCGTACGCCCTCACCATGCGACCAGGGCTCCCGATATACGATAATTTCCAGGCTGAACACGTCGCTGTCGATGCGGAATTTGCTTCCGGCCGCCCGCTCTTTCTCGCCGCCAATGCCACCCGGGCGATGACCGCTGCCGTCCTCTTGCAGGCTCATGATGGGGGCCTCACTGTTCTGGCCGATTGGGTCGCCGAGGGCAGTCCGGCGGAACTCGTTCACACTATATATATAGAGGCGTGTACGCGCGTCGATACGCAGCGCTTCGGGCAGGCGATCCCGAAGCCCCGTTCGTGGGACGAGATGCTCAAGATATCGGGGCCGAGCCAAGTCAGCCTGCGCACCCCGCCGGTCTGGGTGATGCCGCCGGTACACGGGGAGAAATATACCAATGTGGGGCTGGCTCAGGCGGTTCGCGGTCTACCGGCGGAGGTACGCTTTGGCGGCGACCAGCCCCAAGGCGCGCTCCATCTGCACGATCTGCTTGGGCGTAGCTCCCGGGGAATGCCCGTGGTCGAGGTGGCCAGCACCGCCAAGTGGACTCTGCGAGCCCTTAGCGGTGGTTACACGCGTGCCCTTATCCGGGGACGATTGCAGGACCACGCCGAGGAGGGGCCGTACCGCTTATTGATGGAGGGCCTCGAATCCTTCGTGGCGATCCTGCGGAGCGGGCTTGCGGAAAAGGACGAAACGGAGGATATGGAACAGCACTACGCCACCGATCATCTCGGGCGGCGGTACAAGACGGCGATGCCGCAACGCGACCGGAGGATCTGATGGCAAAATCGGACAAGAGCGACTACATCGACGACACGCCGCACGATCCGTCCGATCCGCCGGTCGAGGTGATGACTCCCGAGAAGGTGGCGCGGCTCGACGAATTGCGGCGCATGGCCGCCCTCGCGCCGCTCGACGAAGCGGCTGCGGCCGAGCTTGCGGCCCTCGAAAGATCCCCGCTGCCTCCCGGCCCGACCGACGAGGAGGCGGCCCGCATGGCGGAACTCCGCGCGGCGCAGACGGCGGGACAGATCACCGACAAGGACAAGACCGAACTCGACGCTCTGGCGGTCAAGGAGGCCGACGCCGCCGGCCACGTCAGACCGGAGATCGCGGTTGCCGCCGCCCCCATCGACCCGACGCACGCGATGATCGGCGATGTGCTGGCGTTCCTCGAAAGCATCGTGGACACGGTGCCGATGCTGGGCTCGATGCGCGGCCGGATCAATATGCTGAAGGCCGGTTTCGCCCGCCTGATCGCGCCGAAGCCGTAACCTGTGGCCGACGACGAGCCGCAGGATCAGCCCGAGGAGGGGGGCGAGCTAGAGGAACGCTCGGCCCCTCGCCGCGACCAGGATCTGCTCGGCCGCCGCAACGCCAACGCCAAGGGCGGCATCCGCGTCCGCCTCGACGAACTGTTCGGCGACGTGGAGAAGGGCTTTCAGGATCAGGCCGACCGCGCCGACGCGATTGCCGATTACTGGGACTGTTACAACTGCGTGGCGAATGGGAATAGATATTACAACGGCATAGCCGACATCTATTTCCCGATCATCCACGATGCCATCGAGGCGCGGGTCACGCGCTTCGTCAACCAGTTGTTTCCGCAGGGCGGGCGCTACGTGCAATGCATCGCCGCTGATGGCAGTACAGAGAACGCCCTCGTCGCCCTGCTCGATCACTACATCGACGGGCGCGAAGCCAAGACGCAGGTGGTCGAGCCGCTGATCCGCAACGGCGACGTCGAGGGGCAATACAACCTCTACGTCGATTGGGCCGAGGTCGAGCGGCAGATTGTTTCACGTGAAACACATGGCCCCAAAGACCCGGAAACCGGCATGGAAGCGCCGGGCGACGAGATCGAGGACATCGCGGAAGAAGATGTGATCGAGGGCTTCCCGGTGCTGGAAGTCCTGCACGACAGCGATGTCCTGGTGTTGCCGGTAACCGCCGACACCGAGGACGAGGCGCTGGCTCGCGGCGGCAGCGTCACCATCGTGCGGCGCTGGGGCAAGTCCGACATCGATCGCCTGCGGAAGCAGGGCGAGATCCGCGAGGACGAGGCCAAGATCCTCAAGGACGAGATGGGCAAGGTCGCGAACGGCGCCGACAAGGATATCGAGAAGCGCCTGCTTGAGGCCGCGCACATCAAAAAGGGCGGCAAGGAATGCACCGTCTGGGAAACCTGGACGATGCTGCCGTTGAAGGACGGCAAGTATAACGAGGACGGGGAACCCCGCCTCTGCCGCGTCTTCCTCGGGCCGCAGCGGGCGCTGCTCGGCGCCAAGCGCAACCCGTACTGGAACGACCGCTGCCCGCTGCTGTCGCGCCCGGTAAAGAAGATGTCGGGGGCCTTCAAGGGGCCGTCCCTGATCTCCTACGTGGACAGCCTGCAATACGAGGCCAACGACGCCGCCAACGAGGGAGCCGATGCCGCGACCCTCTCGGCCGCGCCGATCGTCGCCCGCGATCCGGAAAAATACAATGGCCCGCTGGTATTCAACATGGGGGCGATCTGGGACATCGCGCCGGGGGCCGTAGAACTGCTTACCTTCCCCGACCTGACGCCGCGGGCGATGACGCGGGTGCAGATGGCGATCCAGCAGATATTCCAGACGCTCGGCGTCAACCCGTCGATGCTGCCGCAGCAGACCCGATCCGGCAAACCGAACCAAGCGCAGGTGGCGCAGGAGCAGGCGGTCGATCTGCTGACCACGGCGACCGCCGTGACGGTGATCGAGCGCGGCATCCTGACCCGCGCCACCGCACTGATTGTCGATTACGACTACCAGTTCCGCGACCGCGACATCACGATCCGCATGTACGGCTCCGAGGGCAAGCGGGCGGTAATGCAGGAGGTCGGCCCCCTCCAGAACCGCCACGGCTTCACCTTTACGTGGCGCGGCGGCGAGCAGGTGCGCCAGAACGCGATGACTCAGCAGCAGGGCACCGGCATGATGAACGTGCTGCGCGGCATGCGGCAGGATCTGATGGCCGAGGGGTATATGCTGCGGATCGGCCCCCTCGCTGCGCAGTGGGTTACGAATGCTTTCGGCCCAGAGCAGGGCTCCAACATTCTGGTTGACCAGCGCGATCAGTTGACGATCCCGCAGGGCCAGGAAAACGAGATGCTGCTGGACGGCTTCATGGTGCCGGTCCACCCGCTCGACAACGACGAGCAGCACATCCCGGTGGCGATGCAGGCAATTCAGCAGACCGGCGATCCGCACGGCACACTGCGCGTCCACCTCCAGGCTCACCTCCAGCAGCGGCAGGCCAAGGCGCAGGCCCAGATGATGCAGAAGATGGCGCAGCAGATGCAGGGCGCGGGCGGCGGCCAACCCGGTATTCCGGGCGGCCCGCAGCGCCCGGGCATGCCGCAGCAGGGCGCCAACCCCGCCGGCCCGCGCCTCATCAAAGGCCCGCCGGGTGCCGTTCATCCCGACAACGCCAGCCGCGCCGGCGGCCTTCAGATGCCGAGGAAGTACTAGATGAACGGCAAGCTGTGGACGGGCAAGGAGATCGAGATCCTGCGGCACGATACCGAGAACCACGTCCCCCGCGCGGAAACGGCGGTCAAGCTGGGGCGCACTGCGGCGGCGGTTAACTGGAAGATGTCGGAGCTTGGCCTGCTCTACCCGATCGAGACTGAGTTGGAGCGTCACGACCGACTCTTTCGCCAGAGATGGAAGCGCAAATTGCCGGCGATGAAGGCGGCAATCCGCGAGGCGGTCCTGCAATCCGCTTGACAATATAGAGCGTCGGTGGAATAGGCTGATAGCTACATCGAGTGGCCGGACGTAACTGGCCCGCGCGCACAGCGTCAGAGTGCGTATCGAGTCGCGGGACGTAACCCACGGGAGTTGAGAATGTCGGACCTGCCTGATCCCCAATCCGGGGACGAGGAGATTGATCTTGAAGGCGAAGAAACCGAAGGCGATGCCGAAGGCCCCGGCGGCGATGAAGATGCCGAAGGGGATGCCGGCGATGATGGGCAAGGGCAAGAAGAAGGCGAAGGCGATGTAGAGCCGCCTGCGCGGCAGGGGCGCAAGTCCCAGGCGCAGCGCTGGCGGGACCGGGCAGAAAGGAACGAGAGGGAGCTTCAGGCTCTCAAGAATCAGTTTCAGGGCTTCACGCAAGCCTCGCAGCAGACGCGGCAGCAGCCGGACCCGGCGCAGGCGCGGCAGCAGGCGGAGTACCGGCAAGCCCAGTTGGAGATGATGAGCCCGCTTCAGCAGGCGGAGTTCATCGCGAACGAGAAGGCACAGCAGTTTCAGCAGGCGATGCTCTTTCAGAGCCTGCAAACCGAGGACCGGCTTGATAAGCGCGATTTCGACTTTGCAGCGAGAACCAGTACGGCCCGTGCCAGATACAAGGCTGAGGTCGAGCAGGAGCTTGCCGCCGAACGACAGGCGGGGAACCTGCGCGCCACTCGCGAGGGCATCTATCAGCGCTTGCTCGGTCGGGATGTTGACGAGCGCACCAGCCGCGCATTGCCGAAGCAGCGGCGCGATGCGGCGGGGCGCGTGGCGCGGCAGCAGACCCGGCCCGGTGGGGCTCGCGGCGACGGTGCCGCGGGTGGCAGGCGTCCCGCAGCGGGAACGCCGGAGCATGACGACATGCTCGTCGAGCAGTATTTCAAAGAGGGCGGCAGGCTTTAGGCGGGGGCTTGCCAGCCTCCGTCTTGGACGGAGGACTTAGATGGCCGTTACCGTAAACGTATCAAGCCAGTATGCCGGCGCCATCGAGCGCAAGATCGACCGGACGGCCTTGCAGGTCGCCCAGCGCTACCTCGTCCTCTACCAATTCGCCGACAAGCGCACGCTGGAACACGGTCGCGGCACGGTCTGGACCGCGATCAGGTGGAACCGCCTCCCATTGGCACAGGCCCCGATCGCCGAGGGCGTGCCGCCGCCGCCGAACCAGCTTACCTTCACCCAGGTTGCCGGCGTCGCCCTCCAGTGGGCCGGAAGAATTGTCTTCACCGATGTCGCGACGATCACGATTCAGCAGGATCTCCTGCGCATTGCCGGCGAACGCCTCGGCATGCAGCTCGCCGAAACCAAGGAGCGCAATGGCTACAACGCGCTGATGGCCGGGACGCAGGTCAACTACGTCGCGTCGGCCGGCGCTCGCGCCTCTCTCGTCGTCGGCAACAACCTCGACCCGCAGACCGTGACCCGCACCGCGACCAACCTCCAGGTCGTTGGGGCGCCGTTCTGGAACGGTCAGACCGGCGAGACAATCCAGCGCTCTATCGACTACAACGTGAATCAGGCCGACAAGACCTCGACCAAGGCGGCCGAGCATCTGGTGGCGATCGGCGATCCGCGCACCCTTCAGGATTTCCGCAACAATCCGCTGGTGGTGCAGACCTACCAGTACTCCGACCATGTGAAGCTCTACACCAACCAGCACGGCTATTGGGGCAGCATGACGTTCGTCACGTCGAACATTCTGCCGAACTGGACCGGCCGGGCGCAGGTCAACGGGGCCAACGCGGTGGGTTCGCTCGCCACCGCCACCTATACGGTGCAGGTCACGGGCTGGGATAACCAGAATTTCTACGAGAGCCAAATCTACCAACTCTCGGCCGACGTTGCGGTCACGACCGGCGGCATCGTCCTGACCATGCCCTCGACCCCGGGCTTCACCTACGCGGTCTATGTCGGGCAAGGCTCGGCGGCCCCGACGCAGAATCTCGGCGTCACGTCGAGCGGCCCGACCACCGGCCCCTACGCCGGGCAGGCAATCATGATCCCGCCCTCGACCGTCGTGACGATCACCGATATCGGCTTGTTCCAGATCCCGCCCGCCGCCCCGGCGACCGCGGCGGGGACGGTCTACCCGACCTTCGTCTTCGGCAAGGAAGCATTCGCCTGCCTGAAGCTGGAGAGCGTCGAGTGGAACCGGCTATACAACGCCGACAAGTCGGACCCGCACAACCAGTTGCGGGTGATCGGCTACAAGTACATGGAAGGTTGGGTAATTCTGAACCAGCAGTTCATGGCAAGAATTGAAAGCACCGCGTCCTCGACCGGCGCCTTCGCGTAAGGAGTAAGAGCATGGCACTTCGCGTGCGCGTCTACGTGGACGTGGATTTCGTCGGCCCCGGCACCGGCTCGGCGCTGGTGGGCGGCCTCAACGCCAACGATCCCGCCTACGGGCAGAGTCTCTTGGCGGGGGATACGGCGGTGGCGCAGACCATCCGCTTCCAGACCTCGCAGCAGGTTCCGGGGGCGGCGGGCTCGACCACCCTCGCGAACCTGCTGACGGCGCTCAACAACGCCGCCAGCACCATCGCCGGCTCCAGCGGCACGCCGATCATCAATGCGGCAACGCTGGCGCAGATCAACGCCTGGAATACGGGCTCGCCCTGAGATGGCCGTAGGAACCGCCGGCACCACGGCAGCAACGACGCTCAGCGCCATCACTTGGTCGGGCGATCAGGCGGTGCTGCTGCCTGCCGATCTCGCGACCGCGAACTATGCGATCCTCGACGACCAGAACGTGGCGCACGGGCACGCCGCGGTCCTGGGCCTAGGCGGGGTGGTGCGCGAGGGCAAGCTCATCATTCCAAACCGCTACGGTTCGCTGGTTATGCTGCCGGGCGATGTCGTCGCCTGGGACGTGACCGGTTGGCCGGTCCTGATCTCGGCGCGGGCGATTGCCGGCGGCGGCTGGCACTTCGCGCCATAAGGGAAAATACGTATGCCGATGTCGGAAGAGAAGCGGGCCGAGCTTAGCCGCAAGATGCGCGCGCGCCACGCGGCCAAAAAGGCCGAGGAGGCGGTTGTAGCTGAGGTGGTCGAGACGGTCGTCACCGATTGGGACGCGGAAGATCGTGGCCCTGCCGTCGAGATAGAGGCGGAGCCGGTACCCGTATCCGAGCCGACCTCGCGCTACGACGTGTTCTATGCCTCGCTCTCCGACGAGACGCGCGAGTTGCTCTCCGACGCCGAGCTGCGGGCGGTGTTCCTGGCGTCCGAGAAGAAGGCCGCCGACGAGCGCAAGACGCAATTGCAGAAGCAGGCCGCCGAGAGGGCGCTCTCGATGTCGCGCGCCGATGCCGGGCTGGTGCCGAAAGAGCAGGCCGAGG